AAAAACAATTTATATATAGATTAGGTAAGAAATATGGATTGATTATAGAAACAAATAATAAAGTTAAATTTTATTTTGAAAGAAGTGAAGAATAATGAGATTGCGAAAAGATGATCCTGTTTATTATAAAGCAAAAATAAATAAGTTGATTAGAGAAGCTAAAGAAAATAATTTAAATGTAGCTGTGGCTAGGTCATTTTATGAAAGTATTTATTTAGTTTTTGAATCAAAAGAAACTCATGAAAAAGCAAAGGTAAAAATATATGGTTAAGGAGTAGGAGGAAGAGGAATGGATTTTAAAGAGAAAGAACTGGAAAGAGTTAAAGAGTTTTTTATTGAATTGTGGAAGAGAGTAAAAGAAAGTTTGATTTCTTTTGCTGAAAGTGTTATTAAATCGGTTAAAAAATTACCACCTAAGATAAGATATAAATTTTTAAAAAGTTTAAATATAGATAAAGATATAATAATTCTATTTTTTAATAGAAAGATGGAGGATAGAATTAATTTTACTAAACAATTAAATATAAAGTTAGAAGAGTTATAAGTTGTAGGAGGATCTATGGATAAGGAATTATTTGATAAGACAGAAGAAGCGTTATATAAGTATTTTAAATATAAAAAGAAAATATACAAATTAAAAGGTAGAGAAAGATATTTAGAAAATAGATTAAATTCAATAGAAAAAGACATAAAAAATGCTAATGTTACTATAGATTATTATCAAAATGGAGTTGGAATATCTGAAAGAGTTCAAACATCAGCTAAAGGAACAAGTTTTGCAGAAGAACAGATATGTAGGGAAATAGGAAAGCTAGAAAGAGAACATATAATTATAACTAAAAAACTTTTTAGAACAACTGCGGATATTAGATATTTAAATAATTATGTTGAGGATATGGACCTAAATTTAAATACATTGAATGAAGAAGATAGAAGATATATAGAATTAAGATATGGAGATAAAAAAAGTCCAATAGCAATATCAAGAAGTTTAAATATAGCTCAAGCGACAGCTTATAGAAAGAGAGAAGAGGTTATTGAAAAAGTTGCTGATTTTAAAAATACATTAATGTTTATAGGGAAAAAGGCGAAAAATGATAAGAAAATGATAAAAAGTTGATAAATTTAAATGAATGTTTGTAGTAAAATTAATATTGTGGACAGGGTTAATAGTTTATTGTATTTTGTGTATGAGATACACGCCTCCTTTTAAAATTCGGATATATAAAGCAAGGCAGAAATGCCTTGCACATGGAAGGTCTCCAGTTGGGTGTGCAAAAGGTGGTTCGAATCCAATGCCTTCCTAAATTTTGTTTATCTCATAAATTCTCAATACCCTTTTATACTATTAAAGGCAGGATTAAGTTCCTGCATATGGAAAGTTACCCAAGTGGATTAAGGGAATGACGGCGGTCATAACAAACTGAATAGTTTAGCAAGAGTTCGAATCTCTTACTTTCCACAATTAAAAAAATAAATAACCTCTGGATTACGGAAAAGAATCTAGTTTAGACTAGGTTCTTTTTATTTTATTTGGAAAGAAGGTGAATTGATATGAATGTTTTAGCATGGATTATTTTTATAACTTCAATATTAGGATTAATAGGATGTTTAATAGCTGTTATAGGAAGTAAAGATATAGAACAAAGATTAATTAATTTTTTTAGAGCAATTAGACAAGTGTTAATAATTATATTTACTTTTTATTATATTTTTATGTAAATGTGATATAAGTATATCAATTATTTTGAGAAAGAAGGTGAAACGATGAATTTTGTTGAGCCAATAAGGGATTCTAATAAGGTTGAAGAATTAGCTAATTATTTAAGAAAGCGTAGTGAAAGAAATTACATTATGTTTATTATTGGAACTAATTCAGGGTTACGAATAAGCGATATATTAAATTTAAGAGTTAGAGATGTTAAAGGAAAAGAGTTTATATCTATTAGAGAAAAGAAAACTGGAAAGCAAAGAATTTTTCCTATGACACCAGTGTTAAAAAAAGAACTAAAAGAATATTGTAAAGATAAAGACTTAGATAATTTTCTTATTAAATCTCAACAAGGGTATAACAAGGCTATAAGTAGAGTAAGAGCTTATACAATACTTAGAGAAGCTGGAGAAACTTTAGGACTTTATAACGTAGGTACTCATACTCTTAGAAAAACTTTTGGTTATCATTTTTATATGCAATATAAAGATGTTGTTACATTACAAAAGATATTTAATCACGCTGATCCTTCTATAACTCTTCACTATATAGGGATAGAACAGAGCCATATTAATAAGATGATTAAAGGTTTTAAAATTTATTGAATTTAACATATTGAGTTAATGTTAATGTGGATTTTATCAATAAGCTTCTAATAAGCATTAAATCAGTATTTAGATAGGATTATGAAAAGATAACACAATATGTATTATGTTATCTTTTTTACAAGTTATGAAATGGAATCTTGCAAAAAATAAAGGGGTGAAAATAATGAATAAAATAGCTTACAAATGTTCTGAATGTGGTATTATAAATGTCTTTGATGAAGGATTTGGTGATGGAGAGAGATGCTTAAAATGTGGAGGATTTATATTACCAATTGGAGAAGCTAAAGTAAAGAGTAGACATGAAAGAGTTTTAAAATTAAAAATAGATGTAGATGATTCTCAACTTGATAAGGCTTTAGAAAAAATAAAAGAAATAAAAACAAATATGGAAGAAAGGAGTGGCTTATTTAATGATTATATTAAGAAGTGAATTTAAATGTAGTAAAGAAGAGGTTGATGAACTAGAAAGGGTTCTATCAACTAAAATGAAAGATGATGTAGTTATTATCCCTAAAGGATTAAGTATATTGGCTGAAAGAAGAAGTAACTCAAGAATAGTAGTTAATGATAAAGTAAATAAAGATGCCTAAGAAAGTATGTAATTATAGTGGGTGTACTAATCTTATAAACATGAATGAAACTTATTGTAGTGAGCATAGAATAGAGAGCAATAAGGAAAGACATAAGTGTTATAAGGTTAGAAGGAAGGATAAAGAGGAACAAGCTTTCTATAATTCTAAAGAGTGGCGTATAGTTAGAACAACTGTATTAAATAGAGATAATGGATTATGTAAGTTATGTTTAAAAGAGAAGAGGATAAGATTAGCAGATGTTGTGCATCATATCATAGAATTAAAAGAAAGAAGGGAGCTTGGATTAGAAAAGAGTAACCTTCTTTCTTTATGTGATTCTTGTCATAAAAAGATTCATGCTAAATATAAAAAAGGTATAGTTACTAAGAAAAATACTCAAGAAGAGTTGTTTAAATTAATTTCTGATGGGTAGGGCTACTCTAAAAAGTTTTACAGAAAGGGAAAAAGGTCGCAGTGTCTATGTCAGAAAAAATTTTTTCGGTTTTTGAACTAAAGGGGGGTAATGTTAGGTTTGGGAAGAAAGATGATTTCAGTTTCTCAAATTATTGCAAATGGTAATAAGAGCCATTTGACTAATGAAGAAATTGGAAAAAGACAAGAGCAAGAAGAAAAATTAAAAAAATTACCTAGGGATAAAATAAGACCGCCGGCATGGTTATCCAAAGAGGGTAAAAGTATTTTTAAGAAAATAGTTAAAGAGTTAGAAGCTGTAGATATACTTGCTAATATTGATAATTATAATTTAGCTGTTTTAGCTAACGCTATAGAAAAATATATAGAATGTACCATGAAATTAAATTGTGATGAACTTACAGTAACACATACTAATAAAAAAGGATTTGAAACAACTCAAAAGAATCCTTTAATCTCTATACAGATTCAATATGCTGATGTTATTAAAAAGTTAGGTGCAGAGTTTGGACTAAGTCCAGCAGCAAGATTAAAAATTATTCAAGAAGCATCAGATATTGATGATGAGGAAAAAGAATTTAAAAAGGATTTTGGAAATGTATAATACAGTTCTTGAAGAGCTTATTGATTATTCTAATAAAATACTAAATGGTGAAATTGTTGCTTGTAAAAGACATAAACAAGCTTGTCAGAGATTTCTAAATGATTTAGAAAGAATGGAGCATGAAGATTTTGAGTATTATTGGGATGAAGAGGAAGCTCAAAAAATTGTTAAGTGGTATAGTTACTGTAAACATTCAAAAGGAGTATTAGAGGGACAACCAATAATATTAAATTCATGGTCAAAGTTTGTAATTTGTAATATAGAAGCTTGGAAGCATAAAGATACAAATTATAGAAGGTTTAGATTTGCTTTTATCCAAGTAGGGAGAAAAAATGCAAAATCTCAAATGGAAGCTGGAATGGCTGGTTATGAAATAGGAGCAAAAGGGTATAATGCAGCAGAAGTTTATACTTTAGGAGTTGAAAGAGATCAGGCTAAAATTGTTTTTGATGAATGGGAGCTAATGACTTCTAAACCATTAAAGAAGAAATTTAAATTTACTCAAAAAGAAATACGACATAGAAATAGTAATAGTTTTATGAAGCATTTAAGTAAAAAGGCTGGTAAAACTGGGGATGGTAAGAATCCGCAAATGGCTATTATAGATGAGTATCATGCACATCCTAATTCAGATATGTATGATGTTATGAAATCAGGTATGATGGCAAGAACAGAGCCATTATTAGTAATAATAACTACGGCTGGAATGGATTATGAGGAAACAGCTTGTTACTATGAATATTTAGATTGTTGTTCAATATTAGATGGAACTTTTGAAAATGATAAATACTTTGTAATGATTTGCGAATTAGAAAAAGAAGATGATCCTTTTGATGAAGAAGTTTGGCTAAAGGCTAATCCAATCTTATGTACTTATCCTGAAGGAATACAAAGCATGAGAGAAAATGCTAAATTAGCTAAGAATACAAGTAATGAAAAGAAGAGAATAGAGTTCTTTACCAAGAATTGTAATATATATGTTGCAGCAGGAGAAAAAAGGTATGTTGATGTTGAATACTGGAAAGCTTGTAAAAAGGAATTAACCTTAGAGAATTTCAGAGGACATGATTGTTATATTGGAATAGATTTATCAAAATCAGGAGATTTAACTTCGATTGCTTTTGAGTTCCCTTATTTAGATGGGAATATTAGACGATATGCTTTATTTGGACAATCATTTATACCATCAGAAGTAGTTAAAGAAAAAATGATAACTGACAATGTACCATATAAATTATGGAGTAAAAAAGGTTGGCTAATAAAGACAGAAGCTAATGATGGTTTAATAGTAGATTTTTGGGCAGTTCTAAATACTATAGAAAGTATTGTAAAAGAATATGAACTAAATGTTATAGAAGTTAGTTATGACCCTCATGGAGCTGCAATGTTAGTTGGAGAACTAGAAAGAAAGGATTATACCTGTGTAGAATGTGGACAAAGTTGTGCAAAACTAAATGAAGCTACTGTAAATTTTAGAGATTTAATGAAAGTTAAGCAACTTGAACATGATGATAATAAACTTATGACTTGGTGTGTTCAAAATGCAGAGATTGATTCCAACTCTTTTGGAGAAATAAAAATAAGTAAAAAAAGCAGATTTAAAAGAATTGACCCATTAGCAAGTTGTATATTCGCTCATGTTAGAGCAATAACATATTGGAAAAGAGAAAATTTAAATGTGAGTGAATTTGCAAAAGAAGATTTCTTAAAGAAATTATGGGGGAGAAAATAGATGAAGTTTTTTAAAAAGTTATTTAATAAAAGAAGTAATTATGATGAAGAGATTGGTGTTGATATATCTGATTCTAACTTTTGGGAGAAGTTTGGTATTAAATTAAAATTTTTAATATCAGGTAAGAGAGTATTAAAAGAAAACACAGTTTATATATGTACTAAGGTAAGAGCTGAAAGCATAGGTAAATTATCTTTAAAGATTTACAAGGATAGAGAAGAGTATAAAGAGCATGAACTTTATTATCTTTTAAGATATAAGCCTAATCCATTAATGAACTCAATTAATTTTTGGAAGTGCTTAGAAGCACAAAGAACTTTAAAAGGTAATGCGTATGCATATATAGAAAGAGATAGAAGAGGAAAGATAATCGGATTATATCCTATTGATTCAGATAATGTAACTAAAGTTATGGATGATAATAATTTTCTAAGTAGTTTAACTAAAGTTTGGTATATAGTAACTGATAATAAAGGGATTAAACATAAGTTACTTCCTGATGAAATACTACATTTTATTGGAGATATTACTTTAGATGGATTAATAGGGATAGCTCCACTTGATTATTTGAAATGTACTATTGAGAATGGAAGGGCTACTCAGGAGTTTATAAATAAATTCTTTAAAAATGGATTAACTACAAAAGGAATAATTCAATATGTAGGAGAGCTAGACGAAAAGGCAAAGAAAACTTTTATAAAAGAATTTGAATCTATGAGTAATGGTCTAGCAAATGCTCATTCGGTTTCATTACTTCCCTTGGGGTATCAATTTCAACCTTTGTCATTAAGCATGGCAGATGCACAATTTTTAGAAAATGCAAAATTAACTAAAAGAGAATTAGCAGCAGCTTTTGGAATGAAGTCATATCATCTTAATGATTTAGAGAGAGCAACATTTAATAATCTTACAGAACAACAGAAAGATTTTTATATAACAACACTTCAACCATCTCTTACTAATTATGAACAAGAGATGCAAGATAAATTATTAAGTCAATACGAAACTTTAAATAATGTGAAAATAGAGTTTAATGTTGACAGTATTTTAAGAAGTGATATAAAAACAAGATATGAAGCTTATAGGATAGGAATTCAAGGTGGATTCATTGAAGCAAATGAAGCAAGAAGAAGAGAGAATTTACCGCCAATAGAAGGGGGAGATAGGTTACTTGTTAATGGCAATATGATCCCTATAGAGATGGCTGGAGAACAATATAAGAAAGGAGGAGGAGCTAGTGGGAAATAAATACGAGGATTATAAAAATGAAATTAATCAAGGAAAGAAAACTCGAAATCAAGTAAGAAAAGAAGTAGGATTACCACCTATCAATGGAGGAGATACAAAACTTTTTAATATGGAAAATGCTTTCTGTAGAAAGATACAAGAAAGAAGGTGAAAAGGTGGAACATAAGGAAGTTAAAAGAGAAGTAAGAAATATAATTTCAAATTTTGAAGCAAGGTCAAATGATGAAACAGGAGTTAAAACAATATCAGGTTATGCATCAAAGTATAATGTTGAATCACAAGTATTAAGAGATTGGTGGGGAGATAAGTTTGTAGAAGTTGTTGCTGAGGGAGCTTTTGATAATAGTTTAAGAAACAATACTATAAAAGCCTTATATAATCATAATACTGATAATGTATTAGGTTCAACAAAAAGTGGTACTTTAAGGTTAGAAAGTGATTCAGTAGGATTAAGGTTTGATATTGATTTACCTAATACAACAGTTGCCAATGATTTATATGAAAGTGTAAAGCGTGGTGATGTTGATGGTACTTCCTTTGGATTCAAGGTACTTGATGATAAATGGAGTAAAGTTGAAAAAGATGGTGAAGAAATAATGAAAAGGACTTTATTAGAAGTTGAGTTATATGAAATATCACCAACACCATTTCCAGCTTATGAAGATACTGAAGTAGATTGTAGAAGCTTAGAAAAAATAAAAATAAATGCAAAGAAAAAAGAAGAAAAAAGAAGTAATTTATTAGAGCTTATATATTGTTAAAGCTCTTTTTTTATTATTTAAATTTAGGAGGATTTTATAAATGAAATTATTTGAAAGATTAAAAGAATTAAGAGCAAAGAAGAAAGACTTAGAGGAAAGAAGAAAAGGAATAGTAGAAGAGATTAGATCATTAGCTAAAGAAGAGAAGGAAGAGGAAATAAGAAGTAAAGCTATTGAAAGAGAAAAGATAGAGGCTAGAATGGAAATAATTGAGGAAGAAATAGAATCAGTTATGGAAGCTATTGAAGAGGAAAGAAGCAACAGTAACTTTTCAGGTGGAAGAGTTTTAGGTGGAGAAGGTTCAAAAGAAGAAAAAAGAAGTTTACAATTAAGTGCAATGAGTAAAGTTGTAAGAGGAATATCTTTAAGTGAAGAAGAAAGAGATGTTATGTCAGCAACAAATAATGGAGCTGTAATACCTCAAGAATTTGTTAATGAATTTGAAAAATTAAAAGAGGGTTATCCATCTTTAAAATCATATTGTCATGTAATACCAGTAGCAAGAAATTCAGGAAAGTTACCTGTAAGAGCTGGGGGAAGTGTTACTAAACTTGCAAATTTAGAAGAAGATACAGAATTAGTTAAGGCCATGATGAAAACTAAACCTATGTCATATGATATAAATGATTATGGATTACTTGCACCGATAGATAACTCATTACTTGAAGATAGTGAAATAAACTTTTTAGAATTTGTAAATGAAGAGTTTGCAGAATATGCAGTTAATACTGAAAATAGCGAAGTAGTAGATCAAGCTAATAAATTATTAGCTACTGAAGAAGTAAAAGGTTATATAGAAATGGTTGAGAAAATAAATTCATTAGTTCCTAATGCAAGAAGTAGAGCTGTTATTGTTACTAACTCAATAGGTAGAGGATATTTAGATGGATTGATGGATAAGCAAGGTAGACCACTTTTAAAAGAATTATCAGATGGTGGAAGTTTAATATTTAAAGGAAGAGATGTGGTTGAATTAGACTCAACTACATTTAATACAGGAGAGGAAATCAAGTTTATAATTGCAGATTTAAAGACATTAATTAAATTTATGGATAGAAAACAATATTTAATAGATCAATCAAAAGAAGCTGGATATACTAAGAATCAAACTATAGCTAGAATTATAGAAAGATTTGATGTTGAATCACCATTAAAAAAATCAGAAGATGCAGCAGTAATAAGAAAATTTGGATTAATAGTAAAAGTAAATGAAGCTAAAGCGTAGAGTGATTAAAAATGAGCTTGGAAGAATTAAAAAAATATCTATGTATTGATTGTGATGAAGATGATGATCTTTTATTAGGTCTTTTAGAAGCAGCAGAAGAATATTTAACAAATGCTGGCGTGAAAAAAGATTATAGAAAGAAACTTTATTCATTAGCAGTAAAATTACTTGTAAAGAACTGGTATGATGATGAAGAAAGTATTAGTATTGGCAATAAAAATGATAAAGCTCAATTTGCATTAAATTCAATAATAACTCAATTAAAATATTGTGGTGATAATAATGTCTAGGTTAAGAGAAAGAATATATATAAAGAAAATAGAAGAAATAATTATTAAAGGGAGAAGGCAACCAACAGGGGAGCCAACTCCCTTTTATGATTGTAGAGCAAAAGTATTAGATTTATATGGCAAAGAATTATATGAAGCTATGGCCATGAAATTAGAGAATACAGTAATATTTAAAGTTAGATATTGCAAAAAGTTAGAAGAACTTAGGGATAAAGAAAATTTTATAGTTGAATGGCAAGGGCGACAATATGAAATATATTATCCTGATTTCTTAGGATATAAAAAAGATTTTATAAAGCTAAAATGTAAAGAGGTTTTATAAATGAGTAATGGATGGGAAATAGAATTTAAAGGTTTAGATGAACTTATTAAAACTTTTGATAAATTAGCCACAGAAGATGAAAATGAAGCAGTTCAGAAAAAAATATTAAAAGAATGTGGTGATTTGGCTAAAAGAGCTGTAATACCATTAATTCATAGAAGCAAAGATAATAGTAAAAGTGGAAGAAAAGGAAGTAGACCTCCAGGGCATGCAGCGGATAATATTCCAGACCCTAAGATTAAAAAGAAAAAGGATGGATTGCAATGTATTGTAGGGTGGGAGAAAACAGATGTAACTCCATTTTTTTATATGAAAATGGAGGAATGGGGATCAAGTAAAAGACCACCTCATCATGCTTTTGGAAAAGTAAATAAAATATTAAAAAATCAATATGATAAAATTGCTTTTAAAAAATATGATGAATTAGTTAGAAAGAAATTAGGTGATTAAAATGGAGGATGAATTTGATATTATTGCTTTAGTATGTGATTCATTAGAGAGTTTAGATGTTCCTATTATAGAAGGTTGGTATGATAAAGAACTTAATAAAACTCATATAACAGTACATGAATATTTAGATCAAGAAGATGAATTTGAAGATGATAATCCAAGTGAAATAGAACATAATATCCAAGTTGATATTTGGAGTAAGGATGGAATTGAAGCTAGTAAATTTAAAAATAAGGTAAAACGACTTTTAAAGAAAAATAATTTTAATTATGACAATGGACAAGATCAATATGAGCCTGATACAAAAATATATCATAAAGGATTAAGGTTTAGTTATATAGAAATTTTATAACTAAAAGAAAGGAGTCAATATGTCAGAAGATAATAAAGTAGTTAATACAAGAAGATGTGGTTGTAAAGATATATATATAGCTGTAGTTACAGCAAATACGGCAACAGAATATACAACAGAAAAACCTATTAAGTTAGGAAGGGCATTAAATGCTAAAGTAACAACTAAAAAAAGTGTGGAATCAACAGAGAGCGATGATACTATAGAAGAAACTTTTGAAAGTTTTGATAGTATAGAAATTGAGTTTGATGTAAATAAGCTTAATCCAACTCAAAAAGCTTTATTAAGAGGTGCAACATATAAAAATGGATATCTAGTTAATAATGTAAATGATCAAGCGAAAGAAGTTGCTATTGGTTGGAGAGCTAGACAAACAAATGGGAAATATGAGTTTGTTTGGTATTATTGTGGTAAGTTTAATGGTGGTTGGGATGATAACTATGAAACTAAAGGTAAAAAGCCTAAGACACAAACAGATAAAATGAAAGGTACTTTCTATGGCAGACAAAAAGATGATAATACGAGTGTAGAGGTTGATGAAACATTTTTATTGTCAGAACATACTGATGCTAAAAGTGCAATTCAAGATTGGTTTGCTAAGGTACAAGAGCCAGCTGTAGCTTAATTAAAAAGGAGGAGTAATAATGAGAATAACAGTAAAAAATAAACAATACAATATTGGAGAAATGAAGTATGAAAAATACATTCCGTATATAGAAGCTAGAAATAAAATAATAAAAAAAGAAATTTATGAGCCTAGAGATATTGATTTAATGATAAATACATTAGTAATTGTATTTGATAATCAATTTACAGCAAAAGATATTAAAGATGATATGGACATATCAGATATAATATTTAATTTCTTAAATGTTGATTTAGAAATAGCGAATAAATCAAATAAGAAAGCTCTTAAAGTAAGTGAGGGTTTTACGAAGGGCAAGAAATTCAAGAGATAGGAATTTCTTGTCTTAATTTATATACAAATAAATTTACTATAAGAAAATATAAGAAGTATATAGAGATAGAAAGAAAAATAAGAAATAGCGAAAATGAAATATATAGTGTATATTCTCTTTTAACAGTATTCTTTGATAATAAAGTTAGCATATCAGAATTAAAGAAAATTGATATTTTTGAAGTATTAGAATGTTATCTTTGGATTAAAATGTTTATTGATAATATTATAGTTAAAAGGATAGTTGATATATTTGGTGAAAAAGTAGAATATGAAGAAAGTGCTTTTGATGAATATGATGAAACTGAAGGTGTTAGTGATGAAGAATTAGATAACTATGGTGATTATGAAGAAAATCAAATAGAGATTTTAGATAGTATTGTAAAATATTCTATAAAAATTTATAGAGATAGTTTAAATACAATATTAGATATGGATTTATTAGAATTACTAGATTATATAGAAAGTGATATCAATAATAATGATAATGAAGGAGAAGATTTTTAAAAGTCTTCTCTTTTTATTTTGAATGAAAGGAGGGGATTACTATAGGGGCTAATGTAAAAATAAATGCAAATAGTTCGAGCTTTCAAAAGCAAATGAAAGAAATGGCTCAGGAACTTAAAAAGGTTGGAAGTAGTTATAACTTAGCCAATACACAAGCTAAATTATTTGGAAGTAGAACTGACTTATTAAAGAGCCAACAGGCTGAATTAACAGCTAAGATGAAGATACAAAATAACATGATAAAAACACAAGGAGATCATTTAACTAAATTAAATGGAGATTTAGATAAGCAAAAATCCAAACAAAGTGAATTATCTAAAAAAATAGAGGATACTACAAAAAAATATAAAGATAGTGTAGAAGCAACTGGTAAGAATAGCAAGGAATCTAAAGAGTTATCTAAAGAACTTAAAATGTTAAAAGAAGAATATTCTAAAAATGATAGAGCTATAGATAGTAATATTTCTAAGTTAAATAATGCAGAAATTAAACTTAATAATAGCAAAAAAGCTTTAGAAGAAAATAAAAAAGCTTTAGAAAATATAAATAAAGAATTAAATAAAACTAAATTAGATAGTTTTTCTGATAGTTGTGATAAATTGGGGAATAAAGCAAGTAAGTTAGGAGAAAAATTAATATTAGGAGTAACACTTCCAATGGGAGCAGCTGGAGCTGCAAGTTTCGACTTAGCGAGTGATTTAAATGAAAATATAAATAAAACAGAAGTTGTTTTTGATGAAAATGCAGATGTAGTAAAAAAATGGTCTGAAAATTCGCTTGAAAGTATGGGGATTTGTCAATCTAGTGCTTTAGAAATGGCATCCAAGTTTGGTGATATGGGGTCAGCTATGGGGTTAAATTCAAAGCAAACAATGGAGTATTCAATGAATTTAACTAAATTAGCTGGAGACTTAGCTTCATTTAAAAATATAAGTATAGAAAGAGCAAATGAAGCATTAACTGGTGTATATACAGGAGAAACAGAAGCATTAAAGTCTTTAGGTTATGTAATGACAGAGGAAAATCTAAAAGCGTATGCTTTGGCTAGTGGTTTTAAAAAGACTGAACAAAATAGTGTTGAAGCACAGAAAGCAGCTATAAGTGTAGAAAAAGCTCAGAATAATTTAAATAAAGCTATTGATAAGTACGGTAAAAATTCTATTCAAGCAAGAGAAGCAAATGTGAATTTAGCAAGTGCCCAAGAAAAGCTTAATAAAGCAACAAAAGGCGGAAAAATAGAATTGACACAAGCTGAAAAAGTACAACTTAGATATAATTACATTATGGATCAAGCAAAAAAAGCACAAGGCGATTATGAGAGAACAAGTGATCAAGCTGCTAATGCAAGTAGAAAATTCAAAGAATCAACCAAAGCACTAGGAGCTACTATAGGAAATAATTTATTACCAATTTTTACACCGTGGATAAATAAAGCTAATGAGATAATTAAAGTGATTTCTAGCATGAGTGCTGGGACACAAAAATTAATAGTTGGATTTGGTTTATTTGCAGCATCAGTAGGACCAATTTTAAAGGTAAGCGGTTCAATTCTTAAACTAACAAAAAGCACCATAAAGGGAGCTAAAAAAGTAAAAGAGTTTGCTAAGGCTACTAAAGAGGGAACTAATATAGTTGGAAAGTTTGGTAAAGGTGTAATTAGTGGTACTAAAACAGTAGCTAATTTTACTAAAGCAATAATATTAAATACTGCAAGTGGAGTTAAAAATGGAGCTATTTGGGTAGGAAATAAAGTTAAAATGCTAGCTTATAAAACAGCTCAATTAGCAGTAACTGGAGCAACAAAAGCTATGACATTAGCGCAAAAAGGATTAAATATAGTAATGGCAATGAATCCTATTGTATTAGTAATTGGATTATTAGTAGCTTTAGGTGCTACGTTTGTTATACTTTACAATAAGTGTGAATGGTTTAGGAATGGTGTTGATTTAGTTTGGGGAAAAATAACAGGAGTTTTCATAAAATTTGATGATTTCTTAAATGGAATTTTTACTAGAAATTGGACAGAAAGCTTAGGATTATTGGGAGTTCCATTAAATTCTTTTTTGGGAACTGTAGGAGCTATATGGAATGGAGCTAAAGGTATATTTAATGGCATATTAACATTTTTACACGGTGTATTTACTGGAAATTGGAAAGAGATATTTCAGGGGCTAGGAGATATAGTAAAATCTATTTTTGGAATGTTAGGAGGAGTTATTAAAGCACCTATCAATGCAGCTATAAGTGGTATCAATTGGGTTATAGGTAAGATTAATACTATAAGTTTTGATGTGCCTTCCTGGATTCCTGGCATAGGTGGAAGTCATTTTGGAATAAACTTACCTACTATTCCAGCACTTGCAGAAGGAGGAATAGTAACTAAAGCAACAATGGCCTTAGTTGGAGAAGGGAAAGAACATGAAGCAGTTATACCATTATCTAAGTTAGATAAATTAGTAACATCTAGTGTTAAGGGTGTATTGAATAGTTATATTAATAAAAAAGATAAGTATACGCCTATAGAAGAACCTAAAATATTTAAAATAATAGTTCCTGTAGATGGGAAAATACTTGCAGAGGTTATTGTGGATAGTAATGGTAATGTATTAACTAAAAAATCTAAAGATAGAGCAATAGTTAGGGGGGAAATAGCTTGGTAGATTTGTTTTTTAATAATAAAAGTTTAAGAAGAAATTTTAAAGTTAGTATAGTGAAAAGACCTCCAACTATGTTTTCTATTAAAAATAGGAGAAAAACAGAAGTCTTAGGCAGAGATGGAGATTCATATGAAGATTTAGGAGGGCAAAAAGATATAACTATTCCTGTAGAATGTAATTTTATATGTTCTCCAACTGAAATAAGAGATAGATTTAGATTATTAAAAAGTTGGTTAAATAATATAGAAGATGATAAATTAATATTTACAGATGACCCTAATTGGTTTTATAAAGTTGTGGATATAAATATAAGTTCTATGGATGTTATAAAAAAAAGAAAAGGACATTTTATAATTAACTTTACTTGTAGAGGGTATCAGTATAAGTTAGATGCAGATGAATTTATAGAAGTTCCTAATGGTATGATATTATTCAATGAATATGACATAGCGAAACCATTGATATATTTAGAGGGAAATGGAAAAGTTAAAATAAATATAAATAATAAAGTTTTTGAAGTGTTAGTTAATGAGTTTGCATATATAGATTCTGAATTAGAAGTTGTATATAAGCAAAAAAATGATGAGGATCCATATAATTTAGATATTGGAGATTATCCAGTTTTAGTACATGGAGAAAATACAATATCTTATAGTGGGAATTTAGAAAAATTTGAAATTAAATTTAGATGGAGATGTGTATAATTGCAATATTATAAAAGTAATAATACTAATTTTAATAAAAATGGTGATATAACACTTCAATTAAATAGTGGAACTTTAAGAGTAGAATTAAATACTGGAATAAATGAAATAGAATTTGAAATTCCTTATGATAAGCAAAAGAGATGGAAAAAAGTTAATGAGTGGGGAGTTGTAAAATGCAAAGTTTTTTACAGTAAAAATAAACAACTTTATAGAATTTATAATGTAACCAAGGGTATGTTTGGACTAAAATGTAGTGCAAGACATATCTTTTTTGATTTAATAAAGCATACTATTTTAGACAATAGGGCAGTTGCAACTAATGGACAAAGAGCTTTAGATATAATTCTAGATGGAACTAAATTTAAAGGTCATTCAGATATAGAGTTAATAAATACAGCTTATTTTGTTAAACTTAATTCAATTCAAGCCATAAATGGAGATAAAGAAAATAGTTTTAGAAACCGTTGGGGCGGTGAAATGCTTTATGATAACTTTGATATTTATGTTAATACTAGAATTGGTAAAGATAATGGTATTAGGATTAAATACAAAAGAAATATGGAAGATGTAAATTTAACAGTTGATAGAGATTCTATAATAACTAAAGGATGTCCAGTTGCATATGATGGGAAAATGTTACCTGAAAAATATATCTGTAGCCAATTAATTAATCAATATCCTATAGTTTGTGAAGGATTTATTGATGTAAGTGATTTAAAACTAAAAGATCCTGAAAATCAAGATGATGAAGGCTTTGACACAGAAGAAGAATTATATAATGCTATGCGAAAAAGAATGGCATATTTATATAATAATGGATTGGATAAGCCTAAAGTAAGTGGAAGTGTTAAGTTAGCAAATTTAGCTAATACGATAGATTATAAAGATTTTGAAAACCTTGAAAGAGTTGGTATTGGAGATACAGTTACAATAGAACATGAGGAAATTGGAATTGACATAAAAACAAGATGTATAGTAATAGAATGGGATTTAGTAACAGAAGAAATTCTAAATACTGAATTTGGAGATGTTGAAGTAAATTATTTTGATAAACAAGAAATTGCTAATGGTAAATTAGAAAATATCTTAAATAATAATGGTACTGTTAATCCAAGTAAGATGGAAGGAGTTATAGATGCATTACAAACTAAATTTAAAGCACTTAGAGATGTAGCTCAACCTCAACATGTTTTAGGCATGTTGTTTGAAGATAAGATAAAAGGTTCTAAAACTTATGGAGCTATGGCAATAGGCAGTATGGGATTTATGATAGCATCTGAAAGAACCGAAGATGATAAAGATTGGAATTGGAAAACATTCGGTAGTGGACAAGGATTCTTTGCAGATTGGTTAGTTGGTAAACTTAGAACGGTATTAATAACTAACATGGACAATTCTTTTGAGATTGATTTAAATAAACCTGGTGGAGCATTGTTTAGAAATAATGGTAAAAATGCAATGCTTATGGAGAATAATGCCTTAAAATTTTTTAATTGGTCTAAAGATGGCGATTACATAGGCTCTTTAATAGCATTAATAAGAGGAGATAATAAGGATATGCCATTAATAGGCTTGGTTAATGACTTTGATAGTGCAATTTCTATTGGTTATCCCCAAAAAGGAAGTACAAGCTTTAATAATTACTTAGAATTTGATAAATACAATATTTTAAAAGATGATTTTGGAAAACCAATTCGAATTTGGGAAGATATAGATTTTAAAAAGCATGGCATTTATAATGCTGTTTTTAGAAGCAATGATGGTGAGAGTTGGATAGTAGTTAAAGATGAAGAAGCAGCTATTAAATGGAAAGACAAATATATTCTTTTAAAAGAAAATGGCATAACTATCAAAGGAGATATAATTTTAGATGGTGTTATTAAAAATACAAGTGGTACTACTGTATTTGATCCTAACGCTCCTATAGGTGGAGGCGGTACAGATACTTTAGGGAATGTTAGTAAAGGAATACCTTCTAGGAAATACTTTAGATATGTTAAAGGAATAGAAGGATTACAACAATATCCTGGAAATATTGGAGATGGAGAAATTACTTATGGATATGGAGTTACAAAATCCAATGAGCCAACATATTTTGCTAAGTTAGGAAATCCACCATGCTCTGAAGAAACTGCATCTAAAGTTTTATTTGAAGTAATACCAGATAAATATGGTTCTTTAGTTAAACAACAAATGTTAAGAGATGGTATAGACCTTAGTAAAGTGCCTATTAATGTATTTGATGCTTTTGTAGACCTAACTTATAATACAGGAAGATATAATTCTAGTTTATATAGAGATTGGGTAAGTGGTGTTTCACCACAGATAATATATAATAAATGGTTATCTTACATAACAATGCCTGGTAGTATATTTGAAGATGGTTTAAAGCGTAGGAGAAAAGAAGAAGCAGAGATATTTCTAAATGCTAATTATATAATGTCTCCTATTGGTATTTTAAATGCAAGTGGAGGCCAAATAGGTACAGTACAAGGTGATGGTTATTTTCCCCCAATAGAAAGTAATTTTAAAACTGTAAATAATGATTATGGTACTGGATGGATTATTCCCGTTACTGGTGGTTCAGTTACGGCAACATTTCCGAGCTACAGTAACGGTTCTCCACACGATGGGGTTGATTTTGGAGTTCCTGTTGGGACATCAGTAAGGGTTGCTAAAAATGGAACTGTAATAAAAAGAAGAGAATTAACTACTAGCTATGGTAAATATCTATTCGTAGATCATGGTAATGGATTAGTTACTATTTACGCTCATAATAGTGAACTGTTAGTTAATGAAGGTGATACAGTAAGAGCTGGACAAATTATAGCTCGAAGTGGTAATACTGGAAATAGTACTGGCCCACATTGCCACTGGGAGTTACGTGTTAATGGTGTTGCTCAGAACGTAGCACCATCTTTAAGAGTTGGAGATTATGTATAAGAGTAGATTAATTTCTACTCTTTTTTATTTAGAAAGGATGGCATTATGCAATATATACAACAAAGAACAATTTATATAGATAAAGATGAATTAACCGAAATTAGAGCAATAGAACATGACATAAAAACTAGATTTATTAATTTTAAGTTTATAGCAGCTAATAAGGTTTTAGATATAAGCCATTGTATTGTTAGAGTTTATGCTTTAAATTCAAAAGGCAACGAAATATTTAATAATCTTACTGTAATAGATGGAGCTAAGGGAATAGCTCAACTGGAACTTACAGATTCTCTATTAGTACCAGGAACTACAGAGTATGTACTAAAAATCACTACGGATAATGGTGGAATATTGAGTTCTAATAGATTTAATTTAATAGTTTCTAAAGACCTAATGGCAGATAATGCAATTGAAGGGACTAATGAATATAAAGCATTAGATGAAGCTTTAAAGACAGTTGGGGAACTTAATTCTATGAAAGTAAGTATAGAAGAAAATGCTACTGCTATAAATAAAAATAAGAGTTTAATAGATAAAAATACTAATAGCATAAATCAAAATTTAGAAGCATTTAATGAGTTTAAAGATATAGTAGAAAAAACATCTTATTTCAATATGATTAGTAATCCAATATTCAATACTGGAGATTATAAGAACTGGGAGCTATGGGATAGTACAACTTCTTACTCAGTTCAACCTGATACTTCTTTAAGTCATAATTACTCATTAAAATTACAATGTAGTAAGCGAAGTCAAGGTATTACTCAAACTGTTAAGGGCCTGCAATATGGTAAAACTTATACCTTTAAAGCTAAGCTAAAAGTAGAAGAAGGTACGCCAGGGTTAATGGTGAGAAATGATAATCAATGGAATGGCTCTTTATTTAAAGTAGAGCAAGGATATAACAAATGGGTAGAAGTTTCTCTTACATTTATGGCTAGAGAAGGGACTATGCCTGTTTATATAGGAAATGTATCTACAAGTACAGTTTCAACATTTTGGGTTAGTGAAGTAATGCTTTATGAGGGTGCTTTAGATATTCCTTTCATAGATAATTTAAAAGAATTATATACTAGAAATTTTCAAGTTGATAAGACAGGAATGGCTTGGGGAGATGGTAATGGTACTTATTCTAATACTAATGACAAAGGAGAATTAGAGTATGTAACTGAAGGAATATATAACAAATATGTTGCTTTAAAGTACATTGCAGCTTTTTCTATTCCTGCAGGTAATCCAGGTACTGTTAATGTAAAATTACCAAAAGAATTTACAAAACGAAAAAATTCTTTAGCATGGGGAGTAATGCCAAAGGGGTATTATTATAATACTTCGGGAAACTTTTTCCCATTTCATGTAGCTGTTAACGCTAAAGGTTCAGCGTATGAAGAAGATGGTTATATGATTTGTCCAATCGAAGGATATTGTAGAATACAAAATGGAGCTAATGATGGAGATGTTCAACCACAATCTATTAACGGCGTATTGATAGCTTTAGCATAAAGGAGGATTTAGAAATGCCAGAAGAAATTATAAAAGAAGAAAATAAAATTGAAGAAGGTTCTATTGAAGATTTTAATAATACCATGACACTTTTTTATGGTAAAGAAACAGGAATAATAAGAGATCATGCCCAAGGTAGACAAGACTTAAATTATTATGGAGCTAGTGCTGGAGATTTTAATTATGATTTTATAGTTGTTCCTAAAGATGATTATGTTTTAAATAACTTAGAAAAATTTATAATCCAAAATGGAAAGTTAATGTTAAAGCCTGATCCACAATTAAATAAATATGAAGTAGCAAAATAAGAAAGGAGAAAAATATGAAAGAAATAATAGTAAATGTAGACTCTTATAACGAAAATTCTATAAGAACTGTTGAGGGGGATAACCTGAGTGAAGTATATAAAATATATATCTGTAAAAATAAAAGAAGAATAGATCTAACTAATAAAATAGCTGTTATGGCATACGTTAATGAATATGGAAATAAAAAAAGTAATATCTTAGCCTTAAATATTACTAATGCTAGTCAAGGTGAAATTGAATTACCTATAACAAATGTAATTTCAAATGAAAACGGAGTATATGCTTGTCAGATTGCTATCTATGGAGAAAATAATTCTTTAGAACAAACAGCTCCATTCAGTCTTATAGTAGAAAATAATATATTCTCTAAAATATCTAATACTGCAATAAACTCTACTGATTTTCATATTTTAAGTGAAGCAATAAAAACTACAAATAAGTATTCTGAAATATTAAAGCAAGGTACAGAAAATATTGAGTTTA